ACAATTTAATGGCTGTGCCCACTCCTGCAACATAGTAAGTGTTGTTCTCGTAACTGGTAGGGACCACATTACCGCGGAATTGTACAATCATATTGTTGGTAAATGTTACGCCGTTGGGGCTTACATAATTTTTCTTTCCAACAATATCTTTATCAATTTCTAGTACAGAAACTTGTACTTGCTCAATGAGACTAATTCTACCAAAAATTTCTGGATTAGTTCCATCTTGGTACCACAACACATCTTGAATTGCTGTGAGTAACGGAATCTTTTGGAAGCTACCTTCAGCATCCTTGTACCATTGTGTGCCCGACCATTGATTGCCAAATAAAATATTAAACTTTTCAAGATTGTTCACACTACGTTGCTGAGTTAACGTAAGAATAGGCAACCCATCATTATCATACTGATATTGAATTAACCATACACTGTAACGTTCTGCTTGTGTAGCAATTGGAGTAACTAAATCGTAAGGTAAACTGTCAAACGACCCAGGTAGACCATCTTGTGGGTCTGGGCTTCCGCTGACAATAGTAACACTCAATGTTTCGTAAGGATAGATGTCATAGTTTTGATTATCTACATCATAACTTTGAGTTTCAGAAACTTGGTTAGGAGTAGTTCTAACTAATGGGTCAAATTGAGTTGTTTTGTACCAGCCACCCATGTCAAGATCGTCGGGGGTGGTAAAAATTACAGTTCGGTTATCCAACGATGAAATGCCGTCAATGCCACCGTAATTTTCAAGGAACGTTGACAAGTATATATTATTGATTTGGTCAAAGTTAATACTGCTAATCAGATCAACTGGTTGTATTTCATCCAGGGTGTAGTAAAATTCTTGTGCTGTTTTCAAAGGCACATTAAATGTTACTGTTCCAACATTTTCACCGTTATTAATTACACCAAATACATCTCGACTGCTAATGTTTGGAGCCCAAGGCAATGTTCCGTTTACTCCGGGAGTAGACTGTATCCAGAAGCTGTTGTTAACACTGGAGATATTAAATGTATAGTTGCCGCCACGTACTAAATTAATAACTGGATCTTTTCCAGGAACACCATTAAACAAATAATCGTCACCATCGATAGTAACATCAAAAGAATCAGTCAATGGCACCACAGTTGCACTAACGTCGACTGGTGTGGGACCACCAGGTAACCAATAGTATTGACTATAGTTAACAAACTTATCAAAATTAATGAAGGGATCCCAAGTATAATAATCACTAGTATACAAACGATCAGCTTTGCTAACATTGGCGCCTTGGATTGCAAGAGCATCCGTTATTCCTGGATATGTAATAGCATCCGAAATTCTATCAGTATCTGGAACCAAACTAATAACACCAGGCTCAAGTTGATAGTTTGCACGAGTTGCATCTAATTCAACAACATATTTGTCATTGGGATTAACTCCGGGGCCAACTTTTCGTCCAACAAACCCTTGTGCCTGTTTAAAAGTTGGCTCTTGTACTAATTGATCAAGAGTTGCTGATAAAAATTGTTGGTTTGTTTTGGTTTGAAAAATTGGCGGTAAAAAATCAACTGTTCTTGTGTTTGCCATTAAATTACTCCACTTCCGGGTGCTGTTTTAATATTTGTACTAGTCAATGCTGTAATTACCTCTACGGAATTCACGGTTGCTGCATTGACAAAAATCTCATTTGGTGCTGAACGAATTTCGTACAGGTCACCAAAACTCTTTTGAGAGTTTAGTGGCACAAGTACCACCGAACTAACAATCCCACCCATGTTAGAATGTAAGTAGGCCGCTAGTTCCGAAAAGTAAAACGTATCGCCAAAGTTCCACTTGTCTATAGTAAAATAATCATTCATATAACTTACCACTAGGTTCTTAATTTCGCTTTCGCTAGCAGTAGAATTTGCTGCACGAATAACTTTGACTGTGGCACGTAAATTTTCTGCAGCCTTGGCTCCAAATAATGGTTTAAATGTCACTGAATTAAGTACCACATTGTCACTAATCATTTTATAATTGTTCAATCCTTGGTATGCTGTGTTAAGCTCATCTAGAGTAGGCATAGTGGGTTTGATTACTGTTCCTGTTGTATCGCGAATCCAATTTTGATAAGCAGTATAATATGCTTGTGTGACCACATACAAATCAATAATGTTTGTAGTGCCAGGGTCGATTCTACTGGTCAATGGTGAATTATGACGATATTGGAATGCCAAGCTCTGACGACCTGTTCGGGCTATCCAACTGCTAGTGACATTTGTAAGACTGCTAACCCCAGATGTGCTAACACTCAATTGATAGAATTCTTTGTCTTGGTAAGCATAGAATATTTGACCATCAACATATTGGAATTTATAAATTTCAATGTTGTTGAGAGTAGCATATCTAAAGTCTACTCTACCAGGTTCAACCAATAGATATCGTTGAAGATTATCGAAGTCCACGGTCATTTCAAAAAACACAAATTTAGTGTTTGGTGAATAAGCTGGATTGACAATTTCATTAAAGAAATCGGGATCGTCAGCAATACCATCATTGTTGACGTCTGCATAACTCACAATCACTTGATAGTCATCGACATACCCGTCGCTTTCAACTGGTTGACCAATGATACTCAGTTTAATATCTCCGTATAATGGATAGTTTGTGTCAGGTTGGCTGTTGGTTTTTAGAACGTTGACAAAGTCGCTGATTACAGTATCAGTTCTTGAATCATAAATGCGCTGATTTGATTCAAAGAAGAAACGTGTTTGTAGTACAGAACCAAAACTATAAACCAATGCACGAGTAGTCACAGTGTAAGTAGACCCATCAGTTGTAAACTGCACCAGCCACGAAGCATCACTATTGGTACCGGCTGTGCTCTGTGCATTGTCAAGGCTAAATTCTGCATTTTCTGCAAGATTAGTACTGGTAATCAAATACCATTCTTGATTTAAATTATCATATCCTAATCCAAAATTTCTGTACAACACAATCTGTTCTGCAATTTGTGTTGTAAAGCTAGTGGGTAGGTTAGTAATAATTACAGGAATAACTTGAACTGCGACTGCTCCTGTAGGAACAAAAGTATTAAGTGTAACTGGACCAATGCCATTGGTAAAATTACCCAGTCCTTGGTTTGCACCATCGTTGATAACTCTAAGTGGACTGGCCCACAGTGTATAACGCTCGTCGGCACCAATAGGAGTACCAACTTTTAATTTGTTTTCTGCATCAAAGAAGTATCCAAGAGGTGCAGCAAATTTTACCAATGAACTAACTTGAATATATTGAGTATTATTGCTACTGTATGCACCAATTGGGACTGGGCCACCGTTTATATAGTTGAAATATCCAGTGGTTTCTCCGAGCAACGTGGTACTTTGGTGCCACTCTACATTTAACGGCAGCAAACTAGGACGTATTAAGTTTGCATTACAGAATTGAATAAATTCATTACGTGCCAATCTTGGTTGTACTTGATTGCCTATAACGTCGGCAATATCATTCCTATTCAACCAAGAGAACAAGAATGACGGAAGTTGATTTTCTTCCCATAATGCTCCGTCACTGCTAAAGGTGTTGGTTGAACTGTACTTGCCTGTATTGTCTACTAGATCAAGATATCTACTGGTTCCAATAGAACTGCGATTCAAAGCTTTTGACTTAATAATAGAGTTGTACTGAGTGAACGGAAAGTTATTGTAGTCTTCTCCGTTGACCATACGGTTCTGTGTGTAGTATCTGGCAGGGGCACGTTGTTTGATTTCAGCCAGTGTTTCTCGAGGTTGTGCATTGCTTACTGGATTAGTAATACCACATGTGAACACCAGCGTTTCTAGTTGGCCTGTTCTACTGATATAACTGACAGGCAAAACTACGCTTTGCATTTCTACAGGATTGATAATGTATTGTAGACCATTACTGGCACGAACATAACAACGGAACAATCCTACAGGAATCTCACTAAAAACACCATCACCAAATGTCAGTGTAATCTGATCATTGGTACGACTTGTTACAGAAAACAATTTACGTTGATCTGGAGCTAACTGTTCCGCAGCGGCTGCATATACATTATTGACGTAGTTCCATTCGTATTGTACATTGCCCACAGTATCTAATTGAAATAACCAACGATCCAGATTGTTAATACCTTCAACGTTGACGTTGACTGTGCGATTAGAAACTTTTTCTGCCAAGTTAAAGTCTACGTTCTGCAATGTGCCTTGTTTGAAGAAGAAAAAGTAACCAGTATTTTCGCTAGCAAATCCCTGGCGATCGTTACGAAATAACAAATTAAAAATACCATTTGCAACTGGGCTGGGTTCGTAAATATAATCTTCACCAACGCTGGTTGAGCTTGTTGCTTCAAATGGCATGGTCACACCATCCACAGTTGCAGTATAAGGCACCACAGGCAAGTATCCCGGTACTAAATTAATACCGTACTCGGATGTTTCAATTCCTGACAATGTTTGACGATTTCCTGGACGTCCCACACGCTGACTGTTGACAAATGCGGCATTTAGAATGGTGGTAAATTGTTCTTGCCAATTTGGATTGGTAGGATCATTCCAATTTACAGTGATGTTTGATAGATCAATACCGTTGAAATCTTTTACATTTTCTGTGGTTTGTATAGAAAATACTTTGAGGAAGCCTTGGGCAGCAGTATTACGCTTAGGAGTATAACTCACCAGGTTAGCAAGACGCACCACTGAATCACGACGTTCAGCAGTGTCTAGGTAATTTTCGCGTGTGTTTAGATCGTTGCGGAAGGCCATTGCCTGTCCCATAAATGCAACAACATCTAGTAAGGCAATAAATTCTGAACTTTCAATATAGTCGTTAAAAGTTTCTGGATAATATTGTCGCAAATAGTCAATAAAACTCTTGCGTAAAGTTTCAAAGTCGTAGCTTTGAAAATCAGCCTCGCGATAGGTCTGATAAATGCGTTTCCAGTCTTCAACGCCGAAGATTGCTGTTTGTCGAGTAGTGCGTGCCATAATTTTATTTATGGCAAAAATAAACGGCTTAGTTATACATAGTTGGCTGTGCGTTGTGCTTGATCAAAGAACACCCCTAATCGTTGCACATCAGTTGATGGAACAACTTGCACTTCTAGTGATAACAAAAATCCATTTTCTTGAGGATAGCATTGTATATCCGACACAAACAATCTAGGATCGCCGCTGGCCACACGTTTTACTTCGTTGATTATTGATTGTTGTGTTGTTTGATCTTGACTCTCAAACATGAAATCCCAAATTATTGTTCCATATCCTGGGCGCCCGGGCAACTGCCCTTGACGTATATTAAATGCGTTTAGCAGATCTCGTCTGATTAAATTGTAGTCCACTAGCGTAAACTTTTTAAATTGATCTTGCGTGTTAAATCCAAGGAACGTTGTCATACTAATATTTATCCACCAAATGAATCTATTATCCCGGCCTTGTATGCGATCAATGCATATTCATCTGCTGCTAAATTGCCTATTATGGTTTTGATCAACGTTATCAATAGTTCTGCACCAGGAGTAGAACCTAATTTTGTTTGCAAAGCCAATGCACTAGCAGATAATGCTTTTACCGCTGCTATTGCTGTGTCAATTTGTGCCACAACAGAAACATAATTTTCACCTGT